GCGGGGGGGCGGCCCCCCCCCCGCCCCCCCCCCCCGCCCCGCCGTGGCGTATCATCGGCGCGCAGGCGTAGCGGATAGCGTCGACCACGTGGTTATTCCGGTCTTCCAGCTTCGGCAACACGTCGCCGGTCAGCCGGTCGGTCTTGTAGCTCCACAAGCGCGCTTCTTCTTGCGCGTGTTTACAATCCGGATGGATGACAATATCCATGCCGCGCAACCAACCGATGCCGTCCTCGACGCTCCCCGGCCATTTATCTGCTGCCCGCATCCCCGGATAGCCGTGGTTGCGCAAATGGCTAATCATCTCCGGTCGGGCGCTATCGGCACGGATGACGTGCTGTCGCGCACCCTCGATGCGGTCAAACAGCGCGGGCGTGTCCACCGTCTCCACGTGCTCTCCCCATGCCTCTTGCTCAACATAGAGCGTCCGCCCGTCTATCCAGCACTTAACCATCACCGTCGGATCTGACGCAAATCCCCAGTCCACCCCAAAATAGGGGCCGTCCCAGCGTGTCTGCGGCTCAAACGCCTCGATGCGATAACAGCCAGCCAGCACCTGAGCCCCGGACAGCACGGCATATTCGCCATGCCAGATATGTTCAAAATCCGCCCAGGCATTGCGGTCGCCTGCTGCCTGTTTGCGCTTGGCGCGCTCGCGGTCATCTGCATACTCTTCCCAGGTCTCGTCACTGGCAAACGGGTTGTCATGCAAATTGACCTGCACCACGATGCTGTTCTCCGGCGGGTCGGCGCGCAGCAGGCGGTCTATCGGGTCGGTCTCGTTTTCGGGATTCCAGCTCGCCCAAATCTCGCTGCCCGCCTTGCGGATGGTCGGACGCAGCAGACGCAGCGAGCGCGCCGAAATCGTCTGCGCCTCCTCAATCCAGGCGCGGTCAAAATCCTCCAGCGACTTGATGCTGTCGGCGGTGTGGTCCTGCATCCCCTGGAAGATAATCAGCCCGCCACCGTGGCGGTTCAAAATCAGGTCGCGCTGAATATCGAAATGCGACAACACGCCGAGCTTCTCAATCTTCGCCTCAATCAGCGCCTTCACCGAATGGCGCAGCGATTTCTGAATCTCGCGGATGCAGACGGACTTGCTGTTCGGGTCAAGCAAATGCGCTTCCACCACGGCTTCCGCGAAAAAATGCGACTTGCCGCCACCCCGCCCACCATGCGCGCCCTTGTAGCGTGCCGGTTGCAGCAACGGTAGCGCCCAACGAGGCGTGTCAATGCGCATCGACAATTACCCGCTCAATGCGCGCCGGGGCGCTGTTGTTAATCTGGATGGCGGTGTCTGGGGTCTTGCCCAACCGTGATTCGCGCGCAATGCGCAGCGTTTCCGCCGCCGCCTTCACGTCCGCCGGTTTGTCCATGCCAGGAAGCAGCGCCATGATGTGCTTGCAGATGGTCTCCATATCGGCGTCGTTCTGCGCGCGGAAAGCGACGTCATCCATTACCACCGCGTCCAATACCGCCCGCTCGGTTCTGCTCAGCTTCTGCTCGGTTTCCCGCTCGGTTTTCGCCAACGCAATGATTGCATTCGATTTATCTACCCGCAACTGCTCGGTTTTACCCTGCTCCCACCCTTCTTTGCTGGCGCGCTCTCCTACCGTTCCGGCGCTCACACCGTACTTCCTGGCAATGTCGCGCTGGCTCATGCCACGGATTTCATAATCCGCGCGGGCGGTTTCCCACAGTTCAGGCGTAAGCCGTGCCATTACTTCTCACCCTGCTGTTTCAACAGCGCATCCATCTTGTCATTCAGCTTGCTGAACTGCTGGCGCATCTCCGTAAACTGCTGACGCATCTCGGCGCGGTCGGCATCCATGCGGATACGCAAATCCTGCAACGCCTCGCGCCGTGCGGTGGATTCGGCGGCAATCGCTTCCTTTTGCGCCACGGTCGCCGCCGCGATGGCATCCTTGCGCGCTGCCGCCTCTGCGGCAATGGCTTCCTTGTGCGCCTTCTTCTCGGCGTCCATCTGCTCCACAAACGCGGCACGGTTGGCGGCAATCTGCGCGTTTTGCAGGGCGTTGGTCTTGTCGATGTCGGCGAAATACCAAAACCCGCCAACCACCATGCCCACCACTACCAGCACATTGCCCATGCTGATACGCCAGTCAAACAGCGCCCGTTTCGGGCTTTCAGATTCCTCTGTCATCACACAAACTCCGCAGCTGGCCAATGTGTTCCTTCAATCTCAACTCGCGCTCAACCAAATTGCGGTAAGCAACATCGGATAACGTCGCCAAATCCACACCTTTGATGAGCGGCAAAGTTGGCACCGGCGGACAGGGCGGAGGCGGCAAAGGTACAAACTCCGTCCGCGCACAGCCCGCCAACACCAGCAAACACAAAAACCGTATCACTTGCAAAACTCCGCCACCTTGCCCAAGACATAACCCACGGCACACAGGGCAAACAAAAACCAGATTGCCCAAAAACGGATACCGGGAAGATTGCTCATTTTCTCCACCACTCTACTGATAATGCTGATATAATCCTTGTCGTTCATTGGCTTGCCACCTCAAGTTAATGACTGAAACCCCGCGAAGTGCCAGCCTCGCGGGGTTTTGCTTTATGCCCAAAAAAACCGCCCGGAGGCGGTGTCATCAAATATCCATCAGGGCGATTTCCACCATGCTGCGGTACTTCAGCGCGGCGGTGAGAATCACGATGCGGTAGCGGCGGTTTTCTTCCAGCGCGTCTGCAACGTTCATAAACGCATCCACAATCTCTTTCGCCAAATCCAGCCAGGTTTTGGCGGTAAGAAAATCACGCAGCTTTTTGGCGAACTCGTGAATGACGGCGATACCTTGCGACGCGCGGTCAATATCCTGAATGCAGGTGAAAACGATGCGGGCAACTTCCTCATTGACATCATCGGCGGTGTAATGCTGCATCGTCGGCCACAGGCGATGGATAACTCTGATATATTGTTCTTGGGTTTGTCGGTCTAAAGCCATGATAAACTCCTGATTTAGGTTAAATAAAAAGTGCCTTGCGGCACCAGAAAGAGGACTGAAACCATGAAAAAACTCCTGATTCCAACCCTGTTCGTCCTGCTCGTCGCCTGTTCTGGCGAAAAGGCAGGCTCAGAACGCATCAAATATGAAAAAACTGGCAGCAACAAAGCATGGCAAGTGGGAGAAGCCGCATTGCGCGCCTGCAAAGATGAAGATGCCAAAAAAGAGCCTTGCGCAACCATCCAGCTAAAAGAAGGTGCATCCATTCCAAAACATCCGCTGACCAGTATTGATGACATTGCCGTGCTGTACGTTTACGATCCGACGATTAATCCGAACGACCCTGTAACGTCGTACAAAATGCGTTACAACTGCGAGTTTTTCCCGAACAAAAAAGACGAACCCGCGCTTTGTCTGAACCTTGAAGAAGCCAACCAGCTCCTTGCGCCGTTCGTGAAATAAAAACGGCGGCCAAAGCCACCGTCTTACTTCTCGAAATAATCACGTCGCCCCTCTCTGATAGCCTTTTCCGCTTCCTCGCGCTCCCGCTTGGACGCAACCGCCGCCTGATTGGCGCGTGCCGCTCTCTCCTTGAGGCCGTCGGCAATCGCCTGCAAACGGCTACGCTCGCGCCGCTCCATCTCAGCATCGAGGCGGGCATTGCGTGCGCGCAACACATTGACCGCAACCGCGAGAGCGACGACAACAGCGGCGAGCGCATACAGTGCCCAGCCCTTAATCCGCGCGAGCACGCCACACCCGCCAGCAGAGATAACCGATGACGCCAGCCAGCACCACAAACCATAACCACGGCGGCAGGAAGCGGGCGAGATTATCGTGCAAATCGCCCGCACTCGCTGCCGTGTCGGCCGCGGCACCAATCAGCGCCGCCGCACCGGTGGCCGGGGCAACATACTCGCTGGCAGGCGCACGAGCGCGGCCGTATGCCTTGGCACCGCGCCCGTCATCCGGAACATGGTCAAGCGGCGGTTCGGCAATCACGTCGCCCCGCGCGGCAACCGCCGCCCTGCGCGCATCATTCACCGACTGCCCCGGGCGGCGCGCCTTGTCCGCCTCGCCTGCCATGCGCAGCGCATCGCGCTCCACGTCGTTGATGCGCGTCACCCAGCCGGGGTTCTTCTTCGCGTTCTTCAGGCGCAACTGCCATTTGCGGCGGGCGGCGCAGTAGCGCTTGATGAGCTCGGGCAGATTAGCGGCACGTACCGCCGCCAGCGTCTGACTGCCGACAATGCCGTCGGCTTTGACGCCCAACACCTCTTGCAACAGGCGCACCGCGCGCGACACCCCGCCATTGACGGCGAGGTCAAACACCGCGTAGCCGATGCCGGGCGGCAAATCCTCGTAGCGGATGGGGTTGGCATAGTTGGCGCGGTAGATGGCGGCGGCTTCGGTATAGGCGATATGGCGCACCTCGCCGTGCGGCTTGCCCTTCTGCGCGCACCAATCGTTGTAGGTATCCTGGGTGATACCGTACATCGTCTTGCCGCCGGGGTCGGCATCACGGTCGCGGTCGCTCCAGCCGCCCTCATGCTTGGCGAGCAGCCGCAGCGCGGTTTGAAAATCAGCGTTCATCTTGCCTCCGGGCAATAAAAAAGCCCGCGTGAGCGGGCGGGAAACAATCTGCCTACGGCGGCAAACTGATAGGGCATGACATGCGCGGAAGTATGCGCGCATAAACAAAAAGCCCGCGCAAGGCGGGCTGTTCGTAATTCCGTAAATAACGGTAGTTTTGTTTCAATTCGCGCCCCGAAGGGCGAATATCAGGTTGTAATTGCAAAAATCCCAACCTAATGGATTTAGTATAGTTTTGGTACGCACCAATGTCAAGAGTTTGGCACATCCGCCGTTGCCACCTTGCCGATATTGCCACGGATGGCGTCAATACGTTCTCCACGGGCGCGCAGCATCAAATCCAGCTCCGCCCATACGCCAAAGGGGATATTTCCCCCGGTCAGCCATTGCCGGATTCTCGCCGTACCGGACAGCCCAAGCGCCTCCGCCATTTTGGCTTGCCAATGCTCACCCCAAAGGACGACCCCAATTTCGGTGAGACTATCTGCCGTTAGATTCTGTTGTTTATCCCGCAGGGCGGCATATTGATAAAAACCATTCCAAAACGCCCCGCGCGCACCTTGCGGAACAGGGTTGCTTTCATCCCATTCGGCGGGCAGTTTCGCAATGAGGCGGGCGATTTCTTCTTGGTCTGCCTTGCGCCAGGCATCGGTATTGTGCGCCATACCGATACCCTTGGTTGGATACGCCAGCATGTGGCTCAAAATATTCGGCGGCACTTCGCCGTCCGTCCAAACACACCGGGTCAATTGACCCAGTGTGTACATTTCCTTTTCAGTAATTGGGGACATTACATTTTCTCCTTAGCCTGTTTTGACATCCAGACAAAATCAATGGTATCGCGGTGGTCAATCCACCACTTGGCGGATGACTGTTCACGCAATTCCTGTAGCACCGCATTCATTGCGGCGGCAACGGCAGGGTTGCGGTGTGATGCGGCGTTTGCTTTCTCTTGCCCGTCCACTATGAGCGGAGCTACCGTTGCGCGAATATCTTCCGCCCATGCAATTTGCTTTTCAGAGCCTTCCAGCGCCACGTAACCGACATCAGGCACAGGCACAGCTTCTTTTTGTGCTTTTTTGTAACATTCATAGCAGAGGCGAGTAGAGGGCCATTCGGCTTTTTTATCGCGTTCGCCGTGGACGTTGGTGCCAACGATGTTATGGACTTCTTCGTGGCCGCAGGCGTGGGTGATGGTGTATTTTGACATGTTCGTCTCCTGTTTAGACTTAACTTGACGCCGCCCCTGTGGGCTTGCGCATTGATTTGAGGTATCGGTTTTTTTATTCCAATGGGCGCATCCTATTACCGTGCGCCTGGTAATACAACCCCTACCCCGAACTTTTTTGATAACACTCTAAAAGAAAAAGAATTTTTTCCGCCTGATTGCTCCCCTCCACCTGTTCCAGCCCGGCACGGATGGCCGCGATGACCGCCGGGTCTTTGTGCTTGACCTCAAAGCGGTTAGCCGCTGTCAGGCGGCTTTGAAAAGCATCCGCCGTTGCCCGGCGTAGCCGTCTGCTATGCTCCGTTTTTGCGTTTGCCATGATTAACCTCCTGCCGCACAACCGATCCGTCCAGAAACGCATGACCGGCCAGCAAACTGCGATACATCGCCGTAACACTCGTGCCGCATTGTCGCGCTGCTGCCTGCTTGTTGGACACCCCATCATGATAACGCACCATGACGGCCTGATACGCATCGGGATACTTAACCTTGAGCGACGCCAGCGCGCGATTGACCGCCTCGGCCTCATCATCCGACAACGGCGCGACATCATCGGCATCCGGTTCGGATTGCGCCCATTTCCCCAGATTGCAACGCGCACCCTGCGGCGTCCCGTTGCGCAGCAGGTTCCATCGGCGCCAACGGAGCATGTGATACTCAATGCTCATCCAATCACCTCAATACGCACCTCGCAGGCGGCTGTGTCGCGTAC